CATCATCTAAACAAATGGTTTATAGCAAGGAACAACGACAAGACTCTAGTCAAGGAAGACGCATCGAGTCGCAAGTTGAAGACACAGCAAAAGATGATCGCAGTAATCAAGAAAAGCTTACCTTCTCAAAAGGTTGCGGAGTTCCAGACTGCGATTGTAAATGCAAAAAATCTGACTGAGAAGAAACGATTTTACATGTCTGACTATGGATTTGAGAATGCACGAGAAGTCATTCTTGGTGAACAGGAAGTTCTCCGCCCTGGTCAGAACTATGAGAAGTTCCATATGGAGAACTTGATTAACTGGTGGAAGAAAAAGGCCAGTAATAGATATGACAACCTAAAGTCTGAGGGCCGACTTCGCACGGAACTGGAGACTTGGAACAGAAACCCTGAGAGTATCGACATTATACGATGAGTTACGAACTGAAAGATTATCTCAACTCCATCAACTTTCAAAAAAACAATTTGATGGACGAACAGGATCCTGTTTGGGAAAAGAAGTATCCAGCATTCATTATCAATAAGTGCCTCTCTGGATTTGTTGATACTGTTATGTTTTCGAACGAGATTAACCAGAACCCACACCTGGACAACAAACTACAATATGATTTTTATCTAAATAGTATTAGGAAGAAGAAGAGATTCTCTCCTTGGCTACGAAAGGAAAAAGTTCAAGACCTTGATGCTGTAAAACAATACTATGGTTATAGTAATGAAAAAGCAATGCAGGCTTTGAAGATTCTAAATAAAGATCAACTTAAATTTATTAGAGATCGACTTGACGTTGGAGGTGTGAAAAAATGACTGCATTTGCAGAACCTGAGGTTACTTGGTCGCCTGACCAAATGGTAGAAGTTACTCTGAACGAACCAGATGACTTCCTGAAAGTACGAGAAACTCTCACTCGTATCGGTGTGGCCTCTCGAAAAGAGAAAAAGATTTATCAGTCATGTCATATTCTGCATAAACAAGGCAGATACTTTATCGTACACTTTAAAGAATTGTTTGCGTTAGATGGGAAGCACGCAAACTTGACTTTGAATGATGTTCAACGTAGAAACAGAATTATCAATTTGTTATCTGATTGGGGATTGATTGCCATTGTTTCTCCTGAAAGAACTTCGGATGTTGCTCCTCTGAACCAAATTAAGGTTTTGTCTTATAAGGACAAAGGCGATTGGACTTTGGAGACCAAGTATAACATCGGTAAGAAAAAGAAAACGGAAGTCTGATGTATATTATGCCTCCCTGCTCTCCACCGCAGGGATCTACATCACCCTTTGTTTATGCTGATGGTGTTTTTTCCGATGATCAGTTGGATTGGATTCTTAAGTATGCTGAGAAACTAGAACTTCATAATGCCGAAACTGTAGAATATTCTGAAGACTACCGAAAGTCTTATGTTTCTCCAATTAATAATGGAGATGAGACTGCCTGGTTGTTTGAAACTGTGGCAGACGTAACCCACAAATTAAATTCTAACTATTATAGATTTGATCTTTCTATGATAGGTAGTATTCAATATGTGGTCTATCATGGTCATGAAGGTGGTAAGTATGATTGGCACCACGACTACAATGAAGGTTTATCGCCTTCTCGAAAATTGACAGTCGTACTTCAACTCAGTGATCCTTCCGAATATGAAGGTGGTCAATTAGAACTTTTTTCTGACCCACTTATCCAAATACCAAAGAAGAAAGGCATGATGTGCATGTTTCCGGCCTTCTCTTATCATAGGGTAACACCCGTACTTTCTGGAACAAGAAAGGTTTTGGTTTTCTGGATCTGGGGCCCGCCATTCAGTTAACCGAATAAGTTTGTAGGGTAACCATCACTCTGCAATTAAAGCGAAAGTGTTATAATTAGTTGTGGATGCCGAAAGGGTCCTCACAATTTACTCTCGCTTTAATAAGGAGAAATACAGATGGCAAATCTCGCACGATATACTGCGGCAGATCTTGGTACTCTAATGGACAAGATCACCCGTAACGCAATTGGTATGGACGATTATTTCGATCGCCTATTTACCTTGCATGAAACCACAAATAATTACCCCCCATACAATCTAATTCAGGTTAACAACGTAGAGTCTCGTCTCGAAATTGCCCTAGCTGGATTTAAAAAGGAGGAGGTAAATGTCTACACAGAATTTGGAAAACTCTTTGTTGAGGGACAACGACCCGACAAAGAATCCGAAACTAGATATGCCCATCGAGGCATTGCTCAAAGAACTTTCACTCGCAGTTGGACACTCTCCGACGACACGGAGATTAGATCAGTTACTTTTGAGGATGGGCTATTGACAATTGAACTAGGTAAGGTGGTGCCAGACCATCATCATCGGAGGGATTACCTATAGAAATTGTCAGAATGGGAGGGGACCACCCTCCCTTTTTTATAAATAAAACTGAATATCGTCGGCGCTATGCCGCGAGGGGTAACTGGCAAAATCCAGTTGACACCCCTCTTTTTTATGAGTAGAAATACGGATTTACAATCTCTTTGGGATCATGTATATTAATACCATGACTCGGAGATAACAATGTAAGAAACCTCTTTCGTTATGAAACAGTTATTACTTGGAGGTAATGTCATGCATAATCTACTCTCATATAATCAGCTAGATGAGTGGAGACACTTTGAAGATACAGTTGACGAACTAGAAACAGAGCTAGAATTAATCAACGATTATTATGAGTGTCTGATTGAATGCACGGATGATCAGCCTACATGCAAACGGATCTGTAGGCGAATACTATCAGACGGATATTGGTAAAGCATTGGGGAGCTTGACGCTCCCTATTTTTATGTGATATACTGGAGCGTAATGTGAAATTCCCATGACTGTAAAGTTACTGTTACTCAAGTCGAACGAAGAGGTAATCGCTGACGTTCAGGAACTTGTTGATGAAAATGATAAGGTATTGTTTGCAGTTCTGACTAATCCTTTTGTAGTGAAGTTGGAAGAAAATCCAGAACTTTTGGCTGAGGGTGTAAGTTCTAATCAACCTAGATATAGTTGCCGATTCTACCAGTGGATGCCTATGTCTTCTGAGAATCGTATTCCAATCGATCCATCTTGGATCGTGGCAGCTGTAGAACCACTGGAAACAGTCAAACAATCTTATGAGGAAAAAATGAATGGACTCGGAAATTAATGTACAAATCATTCTTTTGAAGAATGATGAAGTGTTGATCAGTCAGATTGATGAAGTCCTGGCTGATATTGGTCGTCCAGATTGTAAGTTGACTTCCCCATATAAGATTCTGGGGAAACATGAAACGGACAAGCCACCACATGAAAGACTGGTCCCCTGGTTGTGTGATTATACCGATGAAGATGTTATAATGATGTCATCGGACAGTATCCTAACCCTGGTCGAGCCGCATAAGGCACTTATTGACGCTTACTTGAAACTAGCAACAACAAAATGAGGTTCTACACTAACGTTTTCCAAATCGGTAATGACATTCTTGTTCGTGGATATGAAGACGGAAAACACTTCAGTGATAGACAGAAATTCCAGCCTACTCTTTACGTCCCCACAAAGAAAAAGTCTAAGTGGAGGACTTTGGAAGGTGACTCAGTAGAACCAGTGAAACCTGGAACTATCAGGGACTGTAAAGAGTTTATTGACAAGTACAATTCTGTTCAGGGATTTCGTATCTACGGCAACGAGAGGTTCGTTCATCAGTATATCTCTGAACAGTATCCAGAAGATGAAATCAAGTTTGACATCAACAAGATCAAACTAGTTACAATTGACATTGAGGTTGCTGCAGAAGGTGGTTTCCCCGATGTCTTTAATTGTGCAGAAGAGTTGCTTCTGATTACGATTCAGGATTATACAACCAAGGAAATTATTACTTGGGGAACTCGTGAGTATAAAACGGATAGGCAGAACTATAAGTATGTTTACTGTTACACCGAAATTGAACTGATTGAGAAGTTCATCCAGTGGTGGGAGACTAACACGCCTGAAGTTGTCACGGGGTGGAACTGTGAACTATACGATATCCCATACCTTATGGGTCGTATGGAACGTATCATGGGCGAGAAGTTTGCGAAGAGAATGTCTCCATGGAACATTGCTCGTCGTAATGAGATTCAGATTATGGGTAGAAAACAAATCTCATACGATCTTGCAGGCATCTCTGTAATCGACTATCTGGATCTCTATAAGAAGTCTCCTGCAACCCCTAACCAAGAGAGCTATCGACTGGATCATATTGCCAATGTAGAACTTGGTGCTCGTAAGTTAGATCACTCGGAGTTTGATACTTTCCGAGAGTTTTATACTAAAGACTGGAAAAAGTTTGTTGACTATAACATTGTTGACGTAGAACTTGTTGATCGTCTTGAGGATAAACTTAAACTGATTGATCTCTGTTTCACTCGTGCGTATGACGCCAAAGTAAACTTCAGTGATATTGCCTATCAGGTTCGTACCTGGGATGCAATCATCTATAACTATTTGAAGAAAAGGCACATCGTCATTCCTCAAAAGGAGAGGAACCAAAAGGATGAGAAGTATGCTGGTGCATACGTTAAAGAACCTAAACCAGGAAAGTATGACTGGGTGGTCTCTTTTGACCTCAACTCTCTATACCCTCACCTCATTATGCAATACAACATCTCGCCAGAGACGTTGGTTGAAAATCGACATCCTTCTGCAACCGTAGATAAACTTCTGAATCAGGAACTCACTTTTGAGATGTACAGTGATTACGCTGTGTGTGCAAACGGTGCGATGTTCCGAAAGGATGTGAAGGGATTCTT